ATGGCACGACCGACCAACCGCCTGACACACCGCTTCGTCACCACGACGAAACAGCCCGGCCTTCATGCCGACGGCGGTGGTCTGTATCTGGAGGTCGATAAGAGCGGCGTCGGCAAGCGCTGGACCTTCATCTTCCAGTGGCGCGGCGCGCGCAAACAGATGGGTCTCGGTGGTCTGGCGGTCACGTCGCTGGCCGAGGCTCGGGAGATCGCCGAGGAAGCCCGGCGCCAGGTCGCGAAGAGCATCAACCCCATCGAGGCGAAGAAGGCGGCCCAGGTCGAAGGCGTGACCTTCGGCGATGTCGCGGATGATCTGCTGAAGGCGCTGGCGCCGGAGTGGAAGAACGCGAAGCACCTCTATCAGTGGAAGCAGAGCCTGACCGTCGATGCCGCCAGCCTGCGGCCGCTCGCCGTCGATGCCGTCTCGACCGAGGACGTGCTGGACGTGCTCAAGCCGATCTGGTCAGTGAAGCCCGAAACCGCATCACGCACTCGCGGCCGGATCGAGCGGGTCCTGGACGCCGCGAAGGCGAAGGGGCTGCGGAAGGGCGAGAACCCGGCGCGATGGAAGGGCCACCTGTCCCTGCTGCTGCCGAAGCGACAACGCCTATTGCAGGGCCATCATCCGGCAATGCCCTATGAGGCGGCGGCCGACTTCATGGCCCGCCTGCGCGGCCGCCCGGCGCTCGCCGCGCGCGCTCTGGAGTTCACCATCCTGACGGCGGCCCGGACGAGCGAGACGATCTTCGCCCGGCCGGGTGAGGTGGATCTGGTCAACAAGGTCTGGAACGTCCCCGCTGGCCGCATGAAGATGAAGGTCGCGCACCGAGTGCCGCTGACCGATCGCGCCGTCCAGATCGTGACGGAGCTGATGGAGGAAATGCCCGCGGCGGATTTCATCTTCGCCAAGGCTGACGGCGCGGCCCTCTCGACGGCGGCGATGTCCGCGCTCTTGGAGCGCATGGGGGACGACGCCTACAGCGTCCACGGCTTCCGCTCGACCTTCAGGGATTGGGCCGGAGAATGCACGGCCTTCGCGGACTCTGTTGCCGAGGCGGCGCTGGCGCATAGGGTCGGAGACGAGACGGAGCGCGCCTATCGGCGCGGCGACGCCTTCCAGAAGCGCATCAAGCTGATGGATGCCTGGGCGGGCTATCTGGACCGACCGAAGACCGGGACGGTGGTCGAGATGCGGCGGGCGTGATGGGCCGTCATTTTGTGAACCGAAGTGGCGAGCACGTCATTGTCGTCGATCCCTGGGACGAAGATGCCGTCGAGACCTTCCTACTCAACTGCGAGGAGCATGCGGGCATTCGGGTGATATGCGTTTCGGGCGAATATCGATTGGTGTTTCCTCCTTCGAGAGCACAGGAAGCGACACACGCCAAACTGACCTTCTGCTAGGCAGCGCGCACTAGCGCCATTCCAGGTAGTCTCGACTCAGCGTTGCAGTCGCGCCTATCAATGCAAATGTCGCGCGAATACATCGTCTACATCGACGAAGCAGGGGATGAGGGCTTCGGAAAGCTGAAAGGCAATGGGCAGGTGGGCGGTCAATCCCACTGGCTCGCCATAGGAGCGTGCATAGTCTCGGCCGAGAATGATCAGCGGCTGCCGGCGCTCAAGCGTCAAATCCTTGGTAGATTTCCCAACAGGTCGAGGCGCGACCTACATTTCCGAGACCTCAACCACGACCAGAAGATCGTGGCATGCCAGGAGATCGGGGGATTCCCGCTTGGCGCGGCCGTCATGCTTTCCAACAAGACTACCCTTCCCGGCTCGAAGTTTGCCTCAACCTTCAAGCAGAAGGGCTATCTCTACAACTATCTTGTCCGGTGGTTGCTAGAGCGGGTGACACTTGCCTGCGAGATCGCTGCTTCGAACGAGCCCTGCCGGGTGCGGTTGGTGTTTTCAAGACGCGGAGGGACGGACTACCACAGCATGGGCGAATACCTCCGTCTCATGCGCAACGGTCGGGAGTTCATGCCGCCGGTGCGATCAATCCGATGGAACGTGCTGAATGTCGATGACATCCTTGTCGAAGATCATTCCAAATGGGCTGGGCTTCAGGTCGCGGACTGCATTACGAGTGCGTTCTGGACGGCTGTCGAGCCGAACGTCTACGGCAACCACGAGCCAGCCTATGCCGAGCTTCTGAAGTCTCGATTGCTGCAGAAGGACGGCAATGCCCTGAACCGAGGTTTGACTCCCGTCCCGTCTTTCACACAGGCCAGGCCAACCGAGGCTCAGCGCCTGATAATCGCATCGTTTATGAAGGGGTGTGGGTAGGCCCCCGGTCCCTGATTCACACTGCAAGAGTGCTGCCGCCGTTAGGCAACTCGGGATTGGTCCGGCGCATGCCTACCCGACGACGAATCTAGCACCGCAACCGAAAATCACCTAGCGCAATCTGAACTTGTCAAGAGTGCTGCGACCGCTTCTGTCGCAACGGTCCCCAGTTTTTTATGTGGCGAGGACGACCGGACGTCTGCTAAACCACGGCTGCAAACGTGCCGGGGTCGAAAGCCCTGGGGCGGTGGAGGAATCCACATAACTTCTGACGAAAGCAGATAGAACCATGACGCAATCGCGTTCCTACTCGACCTATTTCTCATGCCTGCACGACGAGCCGACCGAATACGGGTCGCTGGGTCGCGGCACGCACTATTCGGTCTTCCGATCAATCGCATGGCTCGACGTCAGCCGGAGGGCTCTGCCACGGCCCGAGGTGCACGACTTTGCCGTGATCTGGGACGAAGACCACGACACTCGCGTGATCGAAGCTATTGAGCGTATCCACATGGCCAGCCTGCTGTCTCCGGTGCAGTTCATCGGCGAACGGAAAGGCATGCTGACGATAATCGTCGCGTCCAAGTTTTGGGGCGATGGTGGAGATCTGGAAGCCTACCGCCTGATGGTGCAAGCGGCCATCGAGCCGATGGATGACTACTGGCCTGTCGAGATTGGTACCTTCGACCGATCAGGCGCTATGGGCCCGGACTGGCACCAAACCAATCCGGCTGGGATCATCAGCGACGCCACGCACAAGGTGAACGTCTACCTGTCGAACATCGACACACTTTGGAAGCTTGGGACCAAAGCGCCGATCTGGGCATCTTCGTTGCCGGCCGCGCCGTGGTCTGAGATTGCGGCCAAGGCCTAAGCTGCCCGCGCCGGTGGCGCCTGGTCGATAACGCGTAGAAGCTCGTCGCGGGTGATGATCGTGCGGCCGCGCAGCTTCTTCGCCATCACCTCACCGTTGCGGATCATATCGAAGACGGTGGTCCGGCTCACGCCCATTGCGGGGCCGGCCTCGTCGACCGTGTAGGCCAGCTTGGCGCCCGGCGGCAGGTCGATGATCTTTTTCAGAGCGGTTTTGCTCGCCGTCTCTTCGGTCATTCCGTGACCTCCTCTAGCCAGCCATACCCGATATTCAGCGGTCCTAGGTGGACGCAGAAGCCGCAGTCCCACCACTGGAAGCCCAAGCACCAGGCGCGCGGGTTCGCGCCGATCAGCAGGCCTACGGTGGTTCCGCTGGCCAGCACGCGGCCCCAGCCCGCGAGCTTCGTCCACTTCGTGTCAGGATAGACGAACCGATAGAGCGGGGTCATGCCTGCGGCCCCGTCATTGCCAGACAGGCGAACCCGACGCTGAAGAGGGCGATAATCAGCGGCGGGCGCCAAGGCTTAGAGCGACGGCGGCCTTCCCACAAATCCTCTCCTGCCCAGACGGCGAGGCCAAAGCCGGCGGTAATGCAGAACACACCTACGGCTGCAAACGGCGAACAGGTCATCCCTTCACCCAATGCGTGACCTTCGCCAGGACCAGGGTCGGTGGTTCGAGGGCATAGAACTGCCCATCGTCATGCAGGTAATGGCGACCCGGCACGTCGTAGCTGCCGAGCGCGTCGCCGCACTTGATGCGGACGACGAGGCCGACCTCCGGCATATGATCCACGCACGCTGTCCAGACCAACCGGCGCACCGCGCGCTCGTGTTCGAAGTCGGCGATGATCATCGCAGAATCCCCGAAACATAATCGTCGATCACCGCCATGGCGTCGGCAGTGCACAGGGAGTCGGTGGTGAACTGCGAGATGATCATGAACTCGTCTTCTGGCGGCGAGCCGGTGGTGAGAGACGCGATGGCCGCCCGCGCCATCGCACGATATCGGTCTTGTTCAGCCGCACCGGTGCTGCCCCAGGACGCTCCAGCCCCAAAGCAAATCGCGGCCGCTGTGCGGTCGATGATCGACGCACGCGCCTGTTCGACCGTTGGCGCGACAGGCGCTTTTGTTCGAGGCGTGAAAGGAACAACCGTCATTGCAGGATGCCCTCGATTTGCTGACGCCAGTCCCGCGCCAGGTCGGCTAGGACGTCCGGCCCGTCTAAATGGCCGGTGAGGGGCAAGAGCTTGGATGCCTCTGCCGCCACCGCGAAATCGGCTGGCGTCGGCGCAACGGTGCCGTAGTAAACCGTAGCTGCAATGATGGCGGGGTCGGCGACGACCAGTGCCCGGAGCGCGGCGCGGGCTTGGGCCCGGCATTGCCCTTGCCGCGCCGGCGTCATCCGCCCCCACTCTCGGCCTCGATTGTGCGCGATGGCTTTGGCCATGCCCTCGATAATGTCGAGGGCAGCATACCGCCGAGCTCTGGCGATGGTCTCTGGCATCTCTGTCATTGGAGGCTCCAGAGGACTTCACCCGTCAGCGCGTCTTCGATCTTCAAGGTGCCGGGGTTGAGCTCGGCGTGGACGGACACGTCATCGTCCGCCGGCAGATCAATGACGTAGAACATCGGGGCTCCCGCGTCGGACAATCGATGGAAAACGCGAGGCACCCACTGATCGCGCGGCGGCAGCGGCTTGCCGGTGGCGTAGGTCGATCCGGTCATGCGCCCGCCCCTACGGCCCTATCGACCATGTCTGACCAGGCGCGTCGCCTTGCGTCGAACGAAGGGCATTCCCCGCGGTCCTTCGACATCGGAACGCCCGGCGTGTGCGTCCGACAGGCACCCTGAACCATGACGTCGGTTGCGGCACGCGGGAGAAGAACCCGTCCGGTCGTTGGCTCGAACGGCCCGGTCTTCGTCTCTTCCCACCAGCGCCAGACGGCCTCGGCGCTGTCGACCTTCAGCGTCAGGCCCACGGATGGATCAGAGCATTCGCCGCCCTCGTTCAGCGCGTAGTCGATCATGGTGCCCCCGGCGCCGGCGCAGACGTCGTTGCACCGCTCTTCCAACTGGTGCTGAAGCTCGATCACGACTGGGTCGTAACCGATGCGGCAATCCTCCCAGCCAGCATCGAACATGGCCGTCTCAATCTTGGTTCGGCCGTCATAGTGCGACACGATGGCGTTGAAGCCCCGGATGAACTGGTCGCGGGTGATCATGGCTGGATCACCTGTTCCTGCAGCAGGGGTTGCACCGCTTGGGGGCAGCGCTGCGTGCCTTCCGCGTTCAGCCTGGGGGACATGAACCCGTCGTCGGTTACGTAGCTCTCACAGCCGGTGGCAGGGTCGGTCCAGACGCTGATGTAGGCGTATTCGGTCGTGCTGAACTTCACGACGTAACCCTCGGTCACGTCGGTTCGCTCGTACGTCGCGGCGCGGCAGCCCGCCACGGCCAGGGCCATTGCGGAGACGGCGGCTACGATCTTCAGGGCGCGGGTCATATCTCATATCCTTGCGGGTGGTTGATGATCGGGCTTGGGAACAGCGGCACAGGCGTGAGCACGAGAGCAGCGGCCACGCGTTCCAACAGGTCTCTGACGGTCGGCTCCAAGGGGGCCTGCTCTCCCCAGAGAATCACCGCGAGCTGGACTTGCGTCGCGAGCGCGGCGCCATCGTCAGGGGCGGCCGCGAAGATGTCGGCCTCGACCCTCGAAGCGGCATCGCAGAGCCGGTTGACCTCAGCCTCACGCGCATCTTCGGAGAGGCCGTCGGGGAGATTGTTGGCGCGTGTGATCAGCGCTTGCCGCTCGGCGAGACGGGCCACCCAGTCTTCATGCTCGCTCATGGGGCGACACCCCAAGCAAGCCACTGGGGGGCGCAGCCGCAGGCGTCGGCATACGCCTTCGCCAGATCAAGGCTGACGCCATTCTGGCCGGTCTCGTGCGCTCGAACGCTCACGTCGGTTAGGCCAACACGGGCGCCCAGATCCTTCGCCGACAGCCGGGCGGCTTTTCGGGCCGTGCGCAGGCGGTCACCGAGCGTCGAGCCTTCGGGCGCGGAAACTTCTCGCGCCGCGATCGGGAGGAAAGCTGGCGCGCGATCCTTGCCCCAAGCCCAGACGGCGATCCGGCGGACTTCGTCTTCAAGCCGCGCGATGCGGGCTTGTTCCGTGGTCAGCGTGCTCATGCGGCCCTCCTGATCTTCCGGCACTTCCTGAACCAGACGATGCCGAGGGCCTTCCACAGCGGCAGCCGGTGCGACAGCGCGTAGGTCGCAGCCTCGGTGTCGGCCATGTCGCCAAGCGAAAGGATGGTCTCGGCCAGCTGCTCGGTGTCGGCCTCGGCGTAGTCCGGTTCGAACATGATCATCTCGACGGCCTTGATGCCGTTCTGGGTGATCGGGGCCTCTTCGGCGGCGACCAGCAGTTCGAGCACCCGGCGCGCGCCCTGGGCGTGGCGACGCTCAATCAAGCCGCTGATCGCTCCGACTGCGACGGTATCCCCGACGGCCCAGGTGCCAGGCTTGGCCATCAGAAGCCGAACCCCTGCCCGCGCGCAGACCTGATCGATGGTGAGCGCGTCCTCGTCGCCTGCGGAAACCGCAGCACGATGCAGCTGCATCTTTGTGATGCCCAGGCGGTCGGTATTCTGTCCGATGAAGGCGGACGCGCGGTCCTGCACGGTCGCGGTCTCAACGATCATGACCGGGATCTGCGGCACATGCCTGTGCGACGCTGCAGCGATGGCGGTGTGCTGCCCGTCGATCACTTCCAGCCCATGATCACCGAGGCTGCACACCGGCGGCTTGAACTTGGTCCAGTCCCATCCCGTGACGATCCGCCGGATCAGCTTCACCGATCGCTCTGACAGGTCTCGCTGGTAGGCCTCGTTGACCAGCAGCGTGGCTGGATCGACCCATTCAAAGATGGGGCCGGTCGACGTCGGCGCCGACGTGTCGAGACCGGACAGCGTGAGGGCCTCGATCGGCCGGAGGTTCATCGGCAGGTCGTTCATGCCGACAGCCTCAGCAGCAGCTCGCCCAAGCCCATCATGGTCACGCCCATGACCGCACCCAGCAGGCAGAGCTTCCATGTGGCGATCTGACGATGCGCCGGGTTCGACCAGGACCGGCGCATCAGATTTCCTCCAGATAAATGCGGAGGGCTTCAACGTTTGCCGGGTCAGCCCCGATCTCAGCCATCAGCGCCGGGATCGGGCCGTCAAAGGCGGGCGGCGAAAGGTCGAGCGTCCGTGAACCGCGCTGGAAGTCGACCTTGCCGCCAGCCGCCTCGAACGCGACCTTCCACTGGCGAGGCCGGAAGGAAGGGATGACCATTTCAGGCCGTTGAAGCCCGCAGAGCCGCAGGCAGTCCTCGAAGATGAACACCGGCCAAGCGTCCACGATGTAGCTGTGGTCACGCATAGCGGCGTAGTAGGCCGGGTCGTCGTACCCGCGCTTGCCGTCATCCTTCTCGCAGCCGAGCATTTTCTGCTTCAGGATCACGGCTTCGAGGTCCGGCGCCGGCGTTTCGATCAGCGCGCGTTGATCGTCACACACCTTCTCGTAGGCGGCGTCGATCTGCTCGCCCACTTCCTGAAGCTCGGCCAATGCTGCGGCCTCAGACGCCTGCCATTTCAGGAAGGCTGCGTCGCTGACTGCGGAAGCTACAGCCGTTTTGTCAGCACGGAACTGCCGGAGGTTGGTCGATCTGGTGATCAGTTTACCGGTGGCAGACTGCACCGTCCGGTTCCAATCGGGTGCGCGCTCAGTGATGCCGTCGGCGATCTGGTCGTATCGCTGGCCAAGAGCCTCGTACACGTCGTGGCTTTCGTCGAAGCGGCTACGGACTTCCGCCCAGGCCGTCCGAAGGTCAGGCAAGCCGAAAGGTCGGCCAGATGCCGCTGCCGTCATCGCTTCGGCATCTCGCAGATAGACGTCTGCCAAATGCTCTTCGGTCCGAAGGCGCGTGTCGCCTTTGTTCGTCAGCAGCTTGGCTTTGCGCAACAGCTCCGCTGGGGTGCGGGGGGCATAGGCGACAAGGGCATCAACAGCAGCCCAATGCCGATCAGAAGCGGCGTTCCAGGTCGCGTGATCCTCAGCCGAAACTTCCCGCCCCTCCTTTTCGGCCCGAACACTGTCGGTCAGATCGGCGAGGTCGTTCCAGACGACCTCGGCCGACAGAAGCTCAGCCTCCAGCGCATCCAGGATCGGGTTCTCATGTGCCGCGACCCGGGCGACAGCCCGTTCCGCTGCCGTGACATGATCGACGCCATGAGCGTCGTAATATCCTTCGGTGGTGAAGACGAGCGCCGCGTCCATTTCCGCGGCGCTCGGTTGCGTGGTCTGGGCTTCGGCCTGCATCGGCGTCTCCTCGGGTGTGAGGAGAACTTAGATGCGGTATACATACCGCGTCAACTGGAAAGTGCGGTATTCTTACCCTGCGCTATTTCCACCTTGCATCGTTCGTGAAGTCGAGGAAGGCGCGCAGTACGCGCCCGGCGATGCGCACTTCGACGTCGTCCTCATGGTCGGCCAGGCCGTCCGTGACTATCAGTGGCTTGGACCACTTCGGATTATAAGATCGCGGGAAAAGGAGGATGCCCTCTTGAGCGACGCCAACTTGTTTTAGGGTCCGCTCGACGAGCGCTCCCTGAGCCCTGGAGCGGGTGACAACCACGATATCGCCGTCGCGCGGCTCGTAATGCATGTCGATTGCGTCCACGACGTGGACATAGGAACCGTCAGCGATGAACTGGTTGAAGCTGTCGCCCCGCACTCTTTCGATCCACTGGCGGAAGCCCTCGTACCCAGGGATCGTCGGAACCGTCAGCATTTCCGGCTCTTCGTCGACGTAGTCATCCATCGCGTGCCACGGTCCGGCAGCTACCGTGTGGATTACGGGCAGCTCGATGTAATGTCCGTCTGTGATCGACGGCTTGGGTGTCGGCTCATCTTGTCCGCCAGCCAGATACGGGATCGTCGTATCCAAGACATGAGCCAGCGCCCTCAAGGTCGACACCTTTGGAGATCCGCTGCGCCCCGTCAGGATGTTGCGTATGGCGTCGGCACCTAAGCCGGCACGGAGGGACGCTGACCGCGCGGTCTGCCCCGTGGCCTCAAGCCGCTTGGTGATTCTATCGGCCAGAATACTCATTGCGGTATTCTCGCAGCCGCGAACCACGCGGCAAGCGGTAAGAAAGCCTTGCATGTGCGGTATAGATACCTCACTATCGACCTATGGAAATCGCCGCTTTCATCGCCCGTTGCGACGCGTATTGCGCCAATCGCGCGCCGCCTCTCAGCCGATCGCGCCTTAGCACCATCCTTTTTGATGATGGAAAACGGATCGACGCCATAGCGAATGGCGCTGAGGTCGGTCACCGGCGTCTCATGAGAGCGTCCGCCGCGTTGACCGGCCTCGAATCGTCGCTGGCCGAGACGCGCCCCGAGGCCGCCTGATGCAGCCGCGCCCGGGCCTTCACCCGCTGATCCTCCGCCATTCCGGCCCAGTAGGCGCTACCCGTCTCGCGCGCCGCAACCTGGCAGGCACCCGCCGCCACCCCATGCAGGATCGCCCGATACAGGGCCTCGTCGATGATCTCGTGTTCGGTGGTCATGGTCCTCAGCCCCTCGCCTTCTGCCCCCAGAACCTGAGCCGTTCGGCCCATGGCCGATACGTAGAAACTTCGGAGATCGTTCAATGAGCCGCCTGATCGACACCGGCGAGGTGAAGGCGCTGTTCCGGCAACTGGTCAAGGCGGCCGGTGGCGTCGAAGCCTGCGCGGCTGAACTGTCCATCAGCTTCCAACGGGTCTCGCACCTGCAGAACCCTTCGAACGGCGATGAGCCGACCTTCCGCCAGATCCGATGCCTTGAGGCCGTCGTGGGACAGGCCATCGTCACCGGCGCCCACGTGCGCGCGGTCGAGGGCGAGGCCGACGAGAAGCTGCGCGACGCGGTGGTCGGAGCCGTCATGGCGACGGCCGAAGTGATGACGGCGGTCCACCAGATGGACGCTGACGGACACCGGGACGAGGCCGAGGTTCGCGACGTCCAAACCCGCGCCCTTCGCGCCCTGACTGAAGCACAAGAAGCCCACTCGGCCGCATCCCAGCTCAAAGCCGGGCCCGTCCACTGATGGCTTCGACGAGACAGGGATTTGCATAATGTCTGACCAGACCATCACACCGCTCCATCGCGGCCCGGTGCTCGTGGCATCGAATCCGTCCCCGACTGAACGGGTCCGGCTCGCGCACAAGGCTGTCGAACAGGCGGCCACAGACCTTCACGCCGGGCAGCCAGGATCAGGCGTCCGGGCATTGGTCTTCGCCGCCGCAACGCACCTTTCGCTGACCGTCGGCCCCGACGCCGCCGAGGAATGCTTCCTGCGCGCCCTCGCGAACATCAAGCCATCGCCGGAGGCTGCGTGAACCCGTTCACAACAGCCCCTATTCCATCTGTTGCATGGTCCCCTGACGCCGAGCTTGAGATCATCGGCGCCACCCTCTACGCGCCCGAACTGTGCTCCAGCGCCTTGGAGCGACTGACGCCTGATCATTTCTACGATCCGGTGTCCAGCCGCATCTGGACGGCGATCCTGGCCATGCACTCGGCGGGCCAGGGCCTCGACCCCATCGCGGTCGGTCATAGCCTCGGCGTCGACGAAGGATTTGAGAATGCGGGCGGCATCGGCCTCCTCGCCGATCTGATCGATAAGGCGTCGCCCCCGGCCGCCGGACAACTGACCGACGTGCTGTGCGACCTGTTCCTGCGCCGCGCGCTGGATAGCGTGGCTCGCACGACGATCGACCGGGCCCGAAATACGGCCGATGCCAGTGGCGAGGACATCCTTTCAGATCTGGAAGCCACGGCGGCCTCGATCTCGCAATACGCCAGCACGGCCAGCGCTTGGATCGCAGCAGGCGACATGGTTGCTCAGGCCATTGAGACGGCCATAGCCAAGAAGGGCCTGATCCGCTTCCCGGTCGGCATCAAGGAAATCGACGCCAAGCTGGGCGGGCTCAACGCCGGTGAGACGACTGCCGTGGCTGGTTGGACCGGCATGGGCAAATCGATAGCTGGGCTGCAGATCGCGAAGGCGAACGGCAGCGCCGGGAAGGGCGTTGCCTATTTCTCGCTGGAGATGACCGAGGTGCCGATGGCCATGCGCCTGGCCTGCGACATCGCCTTCAGACGGGACGCCCCGATCTTCAGCGGTGAAACCTCAAACATCGTCATCAACAAGGCCATCCAGGGCGACCTAACCGATAGTCAAGTCATCGACCTATGGGAGGCGCAACGCGTCGCCGAGGGCTGGCCGATCTATTTCGACACCCGGCCCAATCTGACCGTCCGGCAGATGGAGGCTGCGACCGTCAGGCTGCACCGGAAGTGGGCCAAGGCAGGCATAGAGCCGGGTCCGGTCATCATCGACCACATCGGCAAGGTTCGCCCCTACGTGGAACGTCGAGGGAGCGTCACGGCCGAGACCAGAGACGTGGCCAACGATCTGGACGCGATGGCGAAGCGGCTCGGGGTGCCGGTGGTGGTGCTGTCCCAGCTGAACCGCACCGTCGAACAAGGCCACGGCAAGGACAAGCGCCCGACCCTGTCCAGCATCAAGGACTCCGGTGCCCTGGCCGAGAACAGCCGGCAGGTGATCCTGCTCTATCGGCCCGAATACTATCTGCTGGAGCCGTTGGAGCACGAAGATGACGAGGCGAAGGCTGACCGCGTCGAGCAGCTTCAGAAGGTGCGGAACCACTTCTACTGGATCATCGCGAAGAACTCGAACGGGCCGCCAGGACAAGTCCTGACGTACTGCTCGGCGGCGTCGTCGGCGGTGAGGGATTGGAACCCATGACGCGCCCCGCACCACTTACCCCGCCCGGTTGCGACCTGCGGGACTTTCCCAAGCTGATGATCGACGTCCCCCGGCTGTTCGCCAGCGGCTTCAACGCCACGGCCTCGCGGAACCCGCTCGCTTGGATGATCGGCCACAAGCTCTGGTATCGAAGCTGGCATCAGGTGCCCGCTGGCAGCCTTCCGGCTGACCCCGACGAGCTTTGCCACCTCGCTGAGCTGGGCTTCGACCGGACCTCATTCAATAAGGCCCGAACCCTCGCCATGCGCGGCTGGGTCGAATGCGACGACGGCCGCTTGTATCATCCGGTGGTCTGTGAGGCCGCCCTCGAAAGCTGGCAGGAGAAGCTGCGCCAGCGCCTGTCCAGCGGCATCGGCAACGAGAAGCGGTGGAAGGTATCGTTCGACACCGCGCCGGTCGCTGACGATCTTCGCAGCCTGATCGCCTGCATGGAGCATCTGAACCCGCAGTCCAAGACCCTGATGAAGGCCCGGAAGTCTCTCAGTGGGATTGACGGTAGCGTCCCACTGGGAGGCGATGATGATCCCAGTGGGACGAAAACCCTATCCCACAGGGATGACGTTACCCCCGGAACTTTGTCCCAAGAGACAGGGACAGGGACAGGGACAGGGATAAAGAAAGAAGAAGAAGGCTTCGCCTTCCCTGTCGAACGGCAGCCGCCGTCCGACGTCGAGGCCGGTCGTTCGCTGGTGGTCCAGCCTGCGCCAGCCAAGGCGAAGCGGTCCCGCGACAAGCCCACCCCCACACCAGCCGAACAGGCGAACTTCGACGCGTTTTGGGCGATCTACCCGAGAAAGGTCGCCAAGCAGCCTGCGCTGGAAGCCTACCTCGCCGTGGTGCGCAGAGGCGTAGCCGTCGACGATATCGCGCGCGGCGCTTTGGCCTACGCTGGCTTCAGGGCGGGCAAGGATCCCGAGAAGACGGCCCATGCGACCACATGGCTGAACGCTGGCCGGTGGACCGACGAAATCGAACAGCCGCCGCCTGGCGGATATCGCGATGACGGCCGAACTCCCGGCTGGAACGCACTCGACATGGCCGCTGAGGCCATCGCTTGGCCGGAGAACCACCAATGACCGATATCGCGATCACTGATCCTCGCCGTGCTGTCGGTGCGGCATCGAAGCCAACCCGGCAGCAGACCGTGGCTCGGTCGCTGAAGGCGATCCACGACACGCACCTGTCGATCTGGACCGACTACGCCGACATGCTGGCGACCTTCGAAGATGCGCGCCGCGATGACCACTGGCAGGGCGGTTTCTTGCAGCTTCCGATCCATCGCCATTTCCAGCCCGAGAACGAGGTGCAGCGCGAGAACGCAATCCGCTACCTGTCGGAGCACGTTGAGCGGCAGCCCGACCTGACGAAGGCCGGAGCGATCCTTGATCGCGTCGAGGCCGCGTTCGAGCAGGGTTTCCACGAAGCTCAGGTCCGAGTGATCATCGGCCTGATGGTTGACGCCTTCCCAAACGCTCGGCCACACAGTCCCGAGGCCTACGTCGAGACGCTGATCCACGAGCTTTCGCACCAGGGCGCCACAACTGCCGCTATCGCCAAGGGCTGCAACGCCATCACGCTGACCGCGAAGTTCCTGCCTGCCGCGTCGGAGGTGTTGGAAAAGGTCAAGTCCTGCGCTGGAGTGCTGGCGCACATCCGACGCACCCTGATGCGCTACACCGAATGGTCGGCGACGACAGCCGAGGCGGTGGTCTGGCTGCAGACTCAGGCCCTCTGGGACCGAACAGCGGGTGAGCGCCTGGAGTTCGAAGGCAACGACCCGTTCTGATGGTCGAGCGCATCACCTTGGCCCAACAGCACGCCGTCAACGAGCAGCGCCGGCAAGGACGCACCGATCGGCAGGCCGAGAAGATCGTGGGCCTTCCACACGGCATCCTGTCCCGACCGTTCATCGTCGATGATCAGCCCCCCCTCCGTCGTCCCGCCCGATCCACCCTGTTCTGAGTTCATCCATGTCCAAAGCAAACCGTCGGCGCCGACAAAAGCAACGGAGGGATCAGCGGGCCGCGCAGGCTGCGGCTCAGGCCGTGCGCACCGCCGAGGCAAGGTCAGCCGTGCCCCGGAAGACGACGACCGATCCCCTCACCGACATCTCAGCCCTCCGGGTGTCCGTCGAGGATGTGATGGCGGCCGGCGTTCGAACTGAACCCATGCGGTGGGTCATCGTGAGGTGCGCGGCGATGGCGGAACGCAAGGTGATGACCGCGATGCAGGAGCACCGGATCATGGCCTATCTGCCGACGCACCGATTCTACCGCCGCCCCCGTGGTGTGCTCCAACGCGCCGAGCGACCGTTGATGGTCGGCTATGTCTTCGTCGGCCTAGCCCCACATCAGTCCGAATACGACCTCCACCTAATCGACGGCATTGCCGGCCTTCTCAAGTCCGACGGCGTCACAGCCAGGATCAACCCATGGACCATCGTGCAGATCGCGGCGATGGAGGCGGCCGGCGCATTCGACCACACCGGCCCTCGCAAGCCCGCCTATACCAAAGATCAGCTCGTCCGGATTGTGTCAGGCTGGGCGATGGGACACCATGCTCGGGTCGTGGAAGCTACAGACGGTGGTCTGCGCGTCCAGTTCGAGGGCGTCTTCAAGGGCAGTCCTGTGCCGGTGGGAGAGGAGCAAGTGGAGGCGGTGGATATCCCGGCCGCCGCGTGATCCTACATCTTGCGAGGGAAACCGAACTGCGTCATATATCCGGTAGGCGACGGCATGGGCAACGCGTCCCAGGAACGGCTTCACCGCAGGGGCCAGCTAGACCTTCGAACCGCAACCCGCTCAGCGGCCCGGTTTCGACCCAATCCAGAAACACGCCCAGAGATTACCGTGCAACGGCTTCTTGACCTCGAAGGCATCGCCCGCATCGAGCAGGGCCTGAACCTCAAGAACGCGCTCTGGGCTCCCGAGAACGACGACATGCCGCAGCGCCTGGTGGCGTTGTCTGTCAAGCATTTCGGACGGACGGTCGAGCAGACGTGGTTCGAATACCCAGAGCGGTTCTGGGAACTTTACGACGAGAACGACCCGTACGACGATGACGATGTGATCAGCGACGACCGTCAATGGCTCTACGACCAGATGAGCGCCGCCGGCGACTGGGCCCTGCACTTCGAGGTGTTGGACCTGCCCTTCGCCCAGCAGATCCCGCTGTGGACTGCGCTCGGCTGGGACGTGACTAACGAGAAGGGTGAGCGGCCGAAGTGCATGGAGCATTTCGAACGCGCGCTCCTCGCGCATGCCAAGGGCCTGCCGCTCCAGGGCGATGACGCCATCCCAGAGCCAGACGCAGAGAACTGGGGCGCCAAGCTGGCCGCCGAGGCCAAGAAGTTCAACAGCAGCAGCCGGCGATAGGCCGGTCCATGTGTTCCCGCTCTGCTTCGGCATCGGGCATTGTCCCGCTTCGGCGGGCTAGGCGGGACCGACTGGGTGCATCCGGTCGGTAGGGTCGCAAGGCCCGACCCGTCTACAGCTTCACGATCGAGAGCGCCGGCGTAGCTCAGCAGTAGAGCGCGGGGACGCGGGTAAGCGGAAGCGATAACCGCAGCGTCGAGGTCGCGGGTTCAACTCCCGTCGTCGGCCTCTCGATCGTGATACCAATCCGCGCCCCACCGACGACATCGACCCGTGCACCTTGACGTAAAGGCGGTGCTGCGGCGCGGAGCCAACCTCTCGTCCACCCTTTCTCCGCTGGGGCCATGCCGGGCAGCCAGCGCATCACGCCCTGCTCTTAGGCCCAGACGGCCGCCGGTGGTGAGACGAGAGCGCGGCCATGTTGCCGGCAAGACAGGGAAGCCCGGCAACACCAGATCGAAGGCAGCCCACCACCCCGACCACAGTTGCGAGCGGGTGTCATCAACGGGTCCTCCCCAAGGGCCGGGGGTAATACGGTCGGGCTGGGCGCGATATCTCCCTAGCTATGACCCCGAAATCTGGTTGACGGTTGACGGAGGTTGACGATGGCCCTCGTGAGCATGGCGGCCTTTGGCGAAATGCACGGCTCGAGCAAGCAGGCTGTTTCCAAGTGGAAAGCCAAGGGGGCGTTGAAGATCGTGGACGGCAAGATCGACGTCGAGGCGTCTGATCGGCTGATGCTGCACCACGGCCTGGGACGGTTCGCTGAACCGTCAACCCGGCCGTCAACCGGCGCCCAATCCGTCAACCGTCAACCGTCAACCGCACCGGCGCCGTCAACCGGCCTCGCGCAGGAAATCAGCGACCTCGCAGCAGACGTCGGCGAAGAGTTCGCCGAACTGCCGGGGCTTCAACGGTTCGTCGCCGTGATCGCCGCCGGAGGGTATTCGAACGCCGTCGAAGCCGAGACGGTCAAACAGAACGCCCTGGCGCTAAAGCACCTCCTCGACGCTCGCGTGAAGGCCAACGAGCTCTGCGATATCGCGGATGCGGAGACGGCGCTGTTCGAAGCGGCGCGCGCGGCGCGCGATGTCTGGATGGGGTTCCCCGACCGTATCGGCCCGAGCCTGGCTGCAGAGCTGGGCATCGAGCCGGAGAAAGTGGTGGAGGCTCTGACCGTCCATGTCCACCAACAGCTTGCCGAAATGGGCGAACCCGAAAACCCGTTCGGAGAAGCTGGCGCGTCTGGGTCTGGCTTCGCGGCGCGGGTTCACGCCGCCGCCGAGGATGAGCGTCCCGGATTGGGCTGACGAATATCGGAGGCACGCCAAGCAGGCGGGCAACAGCCGGGGGAAGTGGCGGACTAAACAGGTTGAGATCGCGCGCGGGCCGATGCTCGCCGTCACCGAGCCGGGCGTCGAGATCGTCACGGCGATGGTCGCAACCCAGCTGCTGAAGACCTCGCTGCTGGAAAACAGCTTCGGCTATTTCGCCCACCTCGACCCCTGCCCGATCCTGATGGTGCAGCCGAAGGAAGAGGCGGCCGAGCAGTTTTCGAAGGAGCGGATTGGCCCCCTCATCCAGGCAACGCCAGTCCTTCGCGCCCTCGTCGGGGACAGCCGGACGCGGCGGTCGGATTCGACGCTGGTCTACAAGGGTTTTCCTGGCGGCTATCTCGCCCTGGTCGGCGCGGGTTCGCCCACCAACTTGGCAAGCCGGCCAATCCGTCTCGTCCTTTATGACGAGGTCGACAAATACCTGCCCCTGAAAGAGGGCGACCCGATCACGATCGGCGACGAACGCCTCGCCACGGCCGGCACGCGCGGCCTCAGCATCCGCGTCTGTTCACCCACCTACTCCGGCGAAAGCCGCATCGAGCGCAGCTATGAGGGGTCCGACCAGCGGCGCGCCTCGGTGGAATGTCCGCACTGCGCACATCGTCAGTTTCTCGACTGGTCATCTGTCCAGTGGCCGAAGACCGAGGCGCCGGGCCTGCCGCGCGAACACCAGACCCACAAGGCCCAGATTTTCTGCCAGGGCTGCGGCGTCGGCTGGACCGAGGCCGAGCGGCTCGGTGCGCTTCAGACCATCCGGTGGCACCAGACGCGTCCGTTCGTCTGCTGCGGAGAGCGTCAAGATCCTCGCGAGGCCTACGCCCGAGCGACGAAGGAATGCCCGACCGATCCCGTCGAACAGGTCTGGGACTGGTGGGCCGCCGACCGATATGCGGTCTATCGCGCCAAGTGCTGGACGTGCGGCACGTGGGGCGTCGACAACAGCCACGCAGGCTTTCAGGCCGGAAAGCTCTACAGCCCGTGGCCGCGAGATAGACCCGCGAAGATCGCCGCGAAATGGATCGAGGCGCAGGGCGACGAAGACCTCTTGCAGACCTGGTGGAACACCCAGCAGGGTCTGCCCTATCGCCGCAACGCCGGAAAGGCGGTTCAGGCCGAGGTGCTGGCCGCCCGCCGCGAGACGTGGGCCGAGGGCGAGGTGCCAGACGGCGTCGCCATTCTCACGGCAGGCATCGACACGCAGGATGACCGCATCGAGATCGAGGTCGTGGGTTGGGGCCGAGACCTCGAAAGCTGGTCCATCGACTACGAGGTCATTCCCGGGTCTTTCCGCGATCCACACACCCAGCACCTGCTGGATGAGTATCTGAAACGCCGGTTTCGAAGGGCAGACGGCCGAGCGTTCACGATCGCGGCTGCCTGCCATGACTCTGGCGGGCACCACACGGAGGCAGTCTATCGGTTTTCGATTGACCGGCTGGCTCGCCAAATCTGGGCCATCAAGGGCGCCAGCGACAGGCCAGGTCAACGCTCTCCGATATGGCCGGCGAAGCGGCCGACCGCGAAGAACAAGGAAAAGTTCAGGCCCTACATCATCGGCACGCAAGCCGCGAAGGATCTGGTCTCCTCCCAACTTCAGGTCGAGACGCCTGGCCCCGGATACATGCACTACCCGCATGATCGGGACATCGGCTGGTTTCACCAGATCACGGCCGAGCGGATCGGTGTGAAGGTCATTGGCGGCCGCAAGATACGGTATTGGGAGCCGATACCGGGTCGCGCCAACGAAGGCCTCGATTGCCGCGTCTACGCCTATGCCGCCCTCGCCGGCTGGATGGCGAAGGGGGGCAAGCTGAACGCCCTCGTCGCTCAGATCGCTAACCTGCCGCCGCCAGAGCCTCAGCCCGTCACCGATGACGATGACGACGGATCGACTTCATCCGCCGCCGCACCCGAACGCCGCCGCCGCGCCGCGCCCCAGCGCAGGGTCGTGAAGAGCAGCTACATGACCAGGGGATGAGACATGGCCGAACCGACCAGAGAAGAGCTGGAGACTGAGCTCGCCCGCCTGAACACCGTCCTGTCGGCTGGCCTCGTCCGCGTCCAGGGCGGGGACCGCTCGAAACAGTACGACCTGTCCGAGACCCGCCGTCGCCGCGATGAGATCAGAGCCGACCTGGGGCGCCTCACATCCGGCCGCATAGTTCGTCAGGTTCGAACCTACAGCACGAAGGGCCTCTGACGTGGCCTGGCCGTGGACCAGAAACGCGGGCGCCTCGGGAGCGCGCCCTACGGGCGGACGGGCGAAGGCGCGAGCATTCGGCTTCGAGGCCAGCCGGTTCGGCCGGCGCCTGAAAGGTTGGGTCGCCGAGCGGCGCAACATCAACTCGCTCCTGTCGTCGGGCGGCGATCAACTCCGCGCACGCGCCCGGCAACTGTGCCGAGAGAATCCTTACGCCGCGAACGCGCTGGAAGCCTTCGCCTCGGCGGCCGTGGGAACGGGCATCAAGCCGTCGCCCCTCAACATGGACGCCGAGACGAAGAAGGCCACGATGGCGGCCTTCCTTTGGTGGACCGACGAGGCCGACGCCGATGGCCAGACGGACCTGTACGGAATGCAGGCCCTGGCGGCGCGCGCCATGTTCGAGGCGGGCGAGTGTTTCATCCGTCGTCGTGTCCGCCGGCCGACCGACGGGCTGAGCGTCCCGCTGCAGCTCCAGCTTCTCGAAGCCGAGATGCTGCCGCTGACCCACAACGAAACCCTGCCGAACGGCAACGTCATCCGCGCCGGCATTGAGTTCAACGCCATCGGGCGCCGTGTCGCCTACCACTTCCTGCGCAGCCACCCCGGCGAAGCGTCGATGAACTGGCGCGGCATGGAACGCAGCCGCGTCCCGGCCGGTGAGGTGCTTCACCTCTATCGCCCACTTCGTCCCGGCCAGATCCGCGGTCAGCCGGGCATTACGCCGGGCATGGTCCGCCTGTATCTGCTCGACCAATACGACGACGCCGAGCTGGACCGGAAGCGGACGGCCGCGATGTTCGCGGGCTTCATCAAGAAAACGCGCCCCGAAGACGAACCTGCCCTGAACGGTCAGCCGGAAAGCGCCGTCGACGGCGTGTCCGATACTTCGGTCGAGGCCAGCATCGCTGAACTTCAACCAGGCACCATGCAGGTGCTGCTGCCGGGCGAGGACGTGTCGTTCAGCCAGCCGGCCGATGTCGGTGGAGCCTACGAGGCGTTCCAGTTCCGCAGCCTCTGCGCCATCAGCGCGGCGGTCGGTCTGCCCTACCACACCGTCAGCGGCGATCTGTCGAAGGCCAACTACGGCAGCCAGCGCGGCGGCCAGGTCGAGCAGCGTCGCCGCATGGACCAGTTCCAGCACATGACGCTCATATTCCAGATGTGCCGCCCGGTCTGGGAATGGTGGCTGGAAGCGGCCGTGCTGGTTGGCGCCGTGCCGATCTCGCCAGCGCAATGGATCGCCGAGCGGAACAAGCTGGTCGCTGCCAAGCACATCCCGCCGTCGTGGCCTTGGGTCGATCCGCTGAAAGATCGCCAAGCCCAGGCCCTCGCCGAGGATCGTGGCTGGACGTCTCGCTCGGACATCATTGAGGCCGAGGGCTTTGACCCTGAAGAAGTCGATGCCCGGATCAAGGCTGACCGGGACCGCGAAGCCGGTCTGGGCCTCACGTTCTCTAACACTGCCGCGAAAGCGGTCACGCCCGGTGCCGTCCGCGAGGACGAGCAGGGCTTCTCTGTCACCGCATAGGGGATTCACATGGCGGTCATCGTCGAAAACCAAACGATCGTGCTCACCGGCACGGTCGGTGTTCTTTACTGGGACGAGCCGGGCTTCACCGCTGCGGAGGTCGCCCTCGCCCTGGCCGAAATCGGCCATGACGCCGATGTTCAGATCAGGCTGAACAGCGACGGCGGCTACGCCTCGGAGGCCGCCGCAATCCACGCCGCCCTGGCGCGTCACGCCGGCAAGGTCACGGTCGTGATCGAAGGCATCGCCGCCTCGGCCGCGTCGCTGCTGGCGATGGCGGGCGATGAGATTGTGATGGCGCCGGGGTCCATCCTGATGATCCACAACCCCGCCACCATGACGTGGGGCACATCGGCGGATCACGAGACCTCGTTGCGCTACCTGAAGGCGCTGGAGAAGAGCTACGCCGGGATTTACGCCGCCCGATCTGGCCGCACCGTCGAGCAGTCCCTGGCCGACATGCACGCCGAGGTTTGGTTCGCGCCCGAGGATGCGGTCGCCGCCGGCTACGCGAACCGCGTCGGCAACGACGACGCCACCGGCACGGGCGCCGAGATCATCGAGTTCCCGGAGCGCGAGCCCGACCCCCTCGCCTTCACCATGCTCCGGCACGAGCCAGGCGCATTCCGAAACGTCCCCGAGCAGATCAAAGCGCTCGCGGTCGCCAACGGCTGGGGCAAGCCCCGGCCGACCCAGGCGGCAGCCGCCGCAGCCCCCAAACGTCAGGAGCCTACCATGACGACCAAACCCACGGGCGGCGACAGCACCGCCCCGAAGCCCTCCGCACCGACGCCGCCGGCGCCGGACGGCAATGCTGTCGCGACGGCCCGCTCGGAGGCTCTGGCCTATGCGCTGGAGGTCAATGACCTCTGCCAGATCGCCGGCGTACCACAGCGTGCGAAGGCCTTCATCGAGGCCGAGACGCCCGTCGCCGACATCCGCAAGGCCCTCGCCTCCAAGCAGGCCGCCGATGCCGATGAAGACGAAATCAGCGGACTGCACGCGCCTGTGCGTAGCGAACGCTTCAGCCTCGCCGCGAGCATGCGGCGCCGCGTCGGCCTGAAGGAGGCCTGATCCATGACCCCGATCAACCTGAAGACCGAGACCGACGTCGTTAAGACCGAAGGTCCGAACCGCTATTCCCGCGACGAGATCGTCATCGCTTCCGGCTCCGGCATCGTCGAAGTCGGCGCCGTTCTCGGCAAGGTCACGGCCAGCGGCAAATACAAGCCCGTGGCGCCCGGCGCCTCCGACGGCACGCAGGTCGCGTCGCGCATCTCGCTGGAGCGCGTGAACGCCACCTCGGCCGACGGCCCGCGCAGCGTCGCGCTGTCGCGTCATGCCGAAGTCGTCCAGCAAGCCCTGGTGTGGGCGGGCGGCGTCACCGATGGCCAGAAGGCCACCGCTCTCTCTCAACTCGAAACCGTGGGCATTGTCGCCCGCCGGGGGGTCTAAGCCATGTCCACCGTTCACGACCTGATGAGCGCACCGGAGTTCGCCGATGCGCAGCTGACGGAGGCGATCAACATCCCTCCGTATCAGACCGGCCGCCTCGCGCAGCTCGGGCTGTTCACCGACACTCCGATCGCCACGACCTACGTGAAGGTCGGTGTGAAGGATGGCGATTTTACCATCATCCCTTCGCGCGAGCGCGGAGGCCCGACGAACAAGAACATGAGCAAGCGCCATGCGCAGGCTCTGATCGAGATCCCGCACTTCCCGCTGGAAGACGCGATCACGCCGTCGGACTTCCAGAACCTGCTCGCCTATGGCCAGGAGCGTCTGTTCGAAACCTTCGGCGGCGTGCTGAACGGCAAGCTGATCGAGATGCGCGGCAAGCACGACCAGACCCACGCCCACCTCGACTGGGGTGCGCTGAACGGTCTGATCCTGGATGCCGACGGGTTCGAACTGCTCGATCTGTACGAGACCTTCGGCGTCGACGGCACGCCGCAGTCGCTCGCCCTGGGCACGGCCGGGACCGACGTGGCCAACGTCACCCGCAACGTGAAGGCCGATATCCGACGCGCCCTGAAGGGTGCGCCGATGACCGGCGTTCGCATTCTCGCCGGCGAGAACTTCTTCGCCCAGTACGTCGGCCACGCATCGGTGAAGGACGCCTACAAGTACTTCTCGTCGCAGCGTAACCCGAACCGCGACGCGCTGGACGACGGCTTCGATCACGGCGGCGCTGTTATCGAACGGGTCGATGAGGAGTTCGCCGTTCGCCTGGCCAACGGCACCTTGGAAACCCGTCCGGCCATCAACCCGAACGAAGCGATCGCCATCCCGCTGGGGACGCCGTACTTCAAGCGGTACGTCTCCCCGCCGGACACGATCAACGACGCCAACCAGGCGCCGGACCCCGCCGCCAAGGTCTTCGTTTCGACCGACGAGCGTCCCCACGGCAAGGGCTACGACGTCCACACCGAATCCAACGTGCTGCCCGTGGCCCTGCGTCCGCAGGTCATGAAGCGCCTGACCCTGTAAGGAGAGCACTGTCATGAATATCCGCATGAAGCGCGACTTCTCCTACCCGGTCCCCGGCAACAAGGGCATCCGCCGCACCCTGCCGGCCGGCTGGGTCGGCGAGGTCGAGGACGAGGTTGGCGCCGCTGCCGTCGAGGCTGGCGCCGGCATCGGCACGGACGAAGAGGCCGGCGAGCCGGAAAAGGCTGAAAAGCCGAAGCCGGCGCCCAAGCCCTAAGACGATTTCGGCCGGGAGGTCTCTATGAGCTTCAACGACCTCCTGGCCGATCTCGACGCCACCGTTTTCGCGGAACTGGCTGACGATACAGCCGCCGTCTGGTTCCGCATGGAAGGCGTGGCCTATACGGTCGCGGCCATCCTCGAAGGCGGCGAGCGCGGCGCAGTCGCCGGCGGAATGCCTACGATGATGGCGGGCACGACTGTCAGGCTTTCCGCCGCCGAGATCGCGGCGAAGGCGCCTGATCTTTCAGGGCTGGAACCGGCGCAGATCGCTGCGCTCGTTCCCCAGTTCGCGAACGTCTGGCCCGCACCCCTGCCCCGACCGATGTCGGGCGAGCGAATCACCATCAACGGGCGGCATTTCATATTCCACGGCGACCCTTGGCTGGACGAGGAGCAAGGCGGTCGCGACTGGATTTGCCCGGTCACTCGGGCATGAGCACCGTTCGCGGCGTCTCGTCATGGGGACGCCAGCTAGGCACGACCGGCGAGCGTGGTCTGGTCATGAACGTCGAGGGCGCTCCGGCGAGCGACCTATCTTTGGCGCTCCAGGGCAAGCTGCAGGATAGCATCGACGCCCAGCTATCCGAACTATACGGCGCCTACTGGCGCGCCATGACCCGCGTCGTTGAGGCCGGCAAGGGCCGCCTCCGGCAGGACATCATCGGCGGTGGATTTCACCGGGCCCAGTCTCTCGCGAACACCTGGCGGGGCAACGTCTACCCACGTGAAAAGAACAGCCTCGATGTTGCGGGCTGGATTTACACTCGCGCCCGGATGCTGGTCGAAGTCTTCGACACGGGCACGGTTATCAAAGTTCGCGGAAACGCACAGTTCCTGGCCATTCCCGTCGGTCCAGCGAAGGCGATTGTCCGACGCCTTCAGGCGCAGAAAAAGAAGGGCCTCATCGGCCGCGACAGCTGGGGGCGGTTCGAGAAGGACGACAGCTACGTGGAGCAAGTCGCCCGCGCCTTGGGCGTTGATCTGGTCCCGCTCATCGCGGCAGACCGGCAGTCGGGCGTTCTGGTGGCGGCTGATAACCGGACACTGACCAGAACCGGTCGAGACGCGAAAAACCAGCAGGCTCGCGCCACACCGCTTTTCGCCCTGGCCAAGACGGCGACCCTGCGCAAGCGCATCAAGGGCCGCGCTCTGCTCGAAGAGATATTGCAGGGCTTCCCCGGCGACTTCGTCCACGCCCTGGCCGGTGAGATGACCGTATCCCAGCGCGAGGGTTCATGACCGAGATCCGCGACGACATCGCCACCACCTTAGCAGAGACCGTCGGCAACGCCCTGAACATGACGGCCGCGATCAACGAGCCGGAGCCCACCCGGTGGGAGGAGACAGCGGGAGACACCTGGGCGCCGCAGAACCCGCCGCTGATCTTCCGATCCCTGTGCGTGCAGGATGAGGGCGCTCCCGACCGACTGTCTTTCGTTAGGGGTTCAGTCTCGGACCCGACGGAGGAGCTGGAGGTGACGCTGATCGTCGCCTTCGCCGTACAGGTCCAGCCGGGCCTCCACTACGACACGACAGCCGTCCGCAAGATGCGCCGGCTCATCCGTAAAGACGCCGTTGCAGCCATCGTGGCGGCGATCGAGCGCGACCGCACCCTCGGCCTGAGCGTGGAAGTCTACGCCGAGATCGACCCTCCGGCTTATGCGGACGACGTGCTGTTTCCGAACGCCCTGCCCTGCGCCACGGCGCTGATCCCTGTTCGTGTCCTCTACACCGGCGCCAACGCCGCATCCTGAAGGAGCACCCATGACCAAAGCCGCATCCAGCGCTGAGACCGAAAAGTCAGCGCAACCCGACGCCGCCGCGCCGTCGGCTCCTCGCGACGCTCTCGACCACGACGGCAACGGCCGCAAGGGCGGCATCGCTCCTATCCCGCCCGTTCAGCACCTGGCCGTGGTCAAAGACGATCCCAAGCGCGGCCTGGTCCACGGCGATGTGATCGGCGTGTCCGATGCGGACGCCAAGACCCTGCTGGCGACCGAGCATGTCCGTGTCGCAACCGATGTCGAGGTCGAACTCGCTCAGCCCTTCGTCCGCATCTGGACGGCCTGACCCTTTAACCGGAGCTTCCCCATGACGACTTCGAATGATCCGCGCGGCCGTCTGGCCGAGCTCTACAGCGCCTCGCAAACTGCGCTGATCACGCCGGCCGCCGCGCCGGGGCAGACGTTCCAGCGTCGGCACTTCTACGACTGGACGCCTTCGCCGCAGGAGGAGCCGCAGGACGACGAACTGATGGGCGGCGGCTTCGCCAACTCCATCGACGCTCGTCCAGCTGCGCCCGATATTCACCGCGCCTCGCTGCGCGTCGCCTGGCCGCTGGATCTAGCGCAGATCGGTTTCGTGCTTTCTGAACTGCTGGGCCTGCCTCAGACCACGGGCTCCGGGCCCTATGTTCACACCTTTGACAGCGCTACGACCCAAGTCCCCAGCCGGACCTTTGAGCGCAAGCTTGCCGCCGGACAGTTCGACGGCGCGACCGGCGCGGTGGCCCGCTCGCTGCAGTTCCCCATAGGGTCGGATCGCGGCTACACCCGCGTCACGGCCGACTACTTCGCCCGAGAGGCGCTTGAGCAGTATGGGGTGTCCGTCGCGGGATCGCCCGAGACGCCGAGCATCAATAGCCGCGTCCCGCGCGCCGTGGGCACGATCAAGCGCGCCGGCACGCTCCTCGCCGCAGTTATCTCGGGCGACGCCACAATCGCGAACGTCCTCGGCGAAGACAGCTACGCCGGTTCGAAGTTCGTCGATGATGTGGCGCTGGAAGGCCGGACGGCCGCGATCAACATCACCGGGCGCTTCAAGGGCGCAGCGATGCGCGATCTGGGCAAGGTGCCGGTCGGTGGCGTGATCCAGGATGCGTCCGACTTCGATTTGGAATGGACCCTCTCGCCGTCGCTGAAGCTGGTCCTGACCATCCGCAACGTCCGCTTCGCTCGCGTCGGCATCGGCACCAGCGGCCCCGGCCGGCTGGATGTGCCTCTGCGTGGTCGGGCCGAGATTGGCGGCGCCTCGTCGATGGTCACGGCCGTCCTGACCAACAGCATCCCGAGCTACACCTGATGCAACCGAAACACCCGGCATGGGAGCCGACCGAACCCGAGTGGGTCAATCTCGCGCCGGGTGTGCGCTGGTTGCTGCGACGCCCCGATGGCGCCGACAAGATGATCGTGGCCTCGGACGTGTCCCAGGCGATGTCGCGCATCTATCAGGGGCGCGCCGAGCTTGAGGCCCTTGGCCTTGAACCGGAAATGCAGAACGCTGATCACGTGCTCAGCCTCGACCAGATCGTGGGCTATAGCTCGCTGCTGACGGCGAACCGCTATGCCCAGCGCTGCCTCGTCGACTGGGAGGGCATGGACCACCCCAAGACGGGGGAGAAGATCGACTTCACCGATCCGTCGGCGGTCCATGATGCGCTCGTGTTCGGTGCGCCGGAGACTCACGCGCCACTGCTCACGCCCTTCCTCGCGTGGATCGACCAGCCGAAACGCCCGATGGGCGCGGAGACGGTTCGCCTGCGGGCGCTGGCGAAGGATCATTGGACGGGGGGCGCCGAACGGTGCCGGACCTGTGCGGACGAATCCGACCCCTGCGCTAAAGGCGGGTCGATCGAAGGCCAGATTTGCCCTCGCCTGGCGAACACGCCGCAAACCCCCGAGGGCACAGCGGCCTGGGAAATAGCCAGCAGCACCGCAGGAATGTGGGACCGCGCGGGCATGGCTGGAACCGTCACAGGGTTCCACTATCGGGAAGCCCTCCTGGTCTTCGAAACGAACTATGTCGGCGGTGGTAGCCAGCTGGATTTCGGAGCCGCCTTCGCGGCGTTCCGCGCCATTGAAGCCGGGCGATTGGAGGCAGAAGCCGAACAGGCCAAATCCGACGCCCCAGCCGAGAGTTGATCCCGACGAAGTTGATCGCCATGGTGCGCTCATGGAGACCGCTCATCTTCGACGCCCGTCGAGAACCCAACGCCTCGTCGCCTGGGGTATCGCAGCACTTCTGATCGTGGGCGTGATCGTCGCATCCTTATGGTTGGGAAGGGTCGACATCAGCAGCGCGGCGCAACGCATCCACGATGGTCGCGCAAGACCGTCCGACTTTGCGGCTCTCTGCGAGGATGCGATCAAGCTCAAATCGCGCGAGGGCGGCGCGTGGATAGGCGCCACTCCATCTCATGAGCCGGCCCATATTTACCGTTCACAACCGCCTCAAGAGATCGGCTGCATGGCGATTTGGCCGGACGGTTCGACCGTGTCGTTTCAGGCTCGCGTTTTCTGTGCTGATGGGACGGACTGCGTCAACGTCATGTAGCTGGTCGCCAAGCGTCCTGGACCCGGCTTTCAAGTCAGTCTGAAACGGCGGCTCACCCTGAGCGGTAGGGCTGTTTTCGCGTGAGCGCTGCTCCGTGTCCCACTATCAGCAAAGCGAGGCGGGCATGGCCGACGGCGGCGGTATTAACCTTCGACTTTCGCTGAAGGGCGCAGAGCAGGTGCGCGCTGAGTTGGCCAGCATCGGACCAGCTGGCACGCGAATGGCGCGAGAGCTCGACCGGGCCATGAGGCAGCCCGCAAGCGGTATGAAGGTTTTGGACACCGGCATACGTGAGGCCAAGTCCGGCCTAGACGGCTTTGCCTCACGTGCAGGGCCTGTGGGTTCAGTTCTCCAGTCGTTCGGAGGTTGGGGGATCGCTGCGGCAGCAGGCTTTGCAGCGCTTACCGCCGGCGCCGCCGCCGCCATCCAGATCGCCAATCAAGCAACGGCAACGGCAGCAGATTTGACTGACGCGGCTGACAGGATCGGCGTCGGCACGGAGGCGCTACAACAGTGGCGCTATGTAGCGGATGAAGCTGGCGTGCCCGTCCAGGCGCTGGAGGCGGATCTCGAAAAGCTGAACGGGATGCTCGGCAAGTTCAAGATGGGCATCGGTGACGCGAAGCTGAAGCCGTGGTTCCAAGAGCTCGGCATCAGCAAGTCGGACCTCGACAGCATCACGACGGCGGATCAGCTTATGATGATGCTGGCTGATCGCCTCGGGCAGATCACAGATCGGTCCAAGCAAGTCGCGGCTGCGCGAGCCTTCGGGATTGAGGCATCCCTACCCGCTCTTCGTCAGGGGGAGCAGGGACTTCAAGACTTGATGGATCGGGCGAAGGAACTTGGGCTCGTCTTGGATTCCGAAACCGTCGCGAAGCTGGACGCCGCAGACCGGAAGGCTGAGCTTGCCGGGCAGCAGTTGAAGACCCTGGCTAATGCGGGTGCCGAGCCGTTGGCCACTGCGATGGCGAACCTGGGAGGTTGGGTCGCGAACGTGATCACTCAGTTCGGCAGGATGGAAGGACAGTCACCGAGGTGGCTGCAGACCATGTCATTGCTCGCGCGATCGCTCGGCGGCCCGCTGCTGAAGTTCACACCAGATTTTGCCGGCGTGAAGTCGCGAGGCCCGGCAGCCTTGCCTACGCCGGGCATAAGCATGGGCGAGGCTGGGGTCGACCGAGACGATCCCGCCCTGATGCGCCAGTCTCGCGCAGTCACCGCTGCGACCGCTCGTGGCGGCTATCAGCCTCAAGGACACGATGCGAAGGGGGGCGGCGGGGGCGATGGCGGTGCAGCGCGTCGCGCCGCTGAGGCGGAACGCAAACAGCGTGAAATAGAGCGTCTGTATGAGCAGCTGGACAGGGAGGTGAACTCCTCCCGCCGTGACGTGACCCAGGAGCGCTGGGCTGGCGACGCGCCAGCGGATCGCGCCCAACTCGCGAAGAGCATGGCCGCGCTGGAACGCAAGGAACGCGACGACAAGATTGAGGAGATGCGGAAGGACCTGGAGGCGAAAGGCGCGATGGATGAGCGCCGCCAGCTGCTCTTCCGCCAGATCGCGGACATGAACGCCGAGGCCGACGCCCTGGCCGACAACCGCATCATCGAGGAGCAGACGAAGTCGGAGAAGGAGGCCAGGCTTCAGGCCGAGCAGACCTACAACGACATCCAGGCTGAAATCCTGTCGCTGGCGTCGTCGAACGCGCGCACCTCGGACGAGCGCCGCGCGATCGAGCTCGACATCCTCGACATCGCTCAGCGCCGGCAGAAGGCCGACCTTGAGGCCGCCATCGAAGCCGAGAAGGAACCGGCTGCCCGCGCACGTCTGGTCGAGGCGCTGAACAACCTTCCGACCTTGCATCAGTCGCAGCGCGATCGGGTCGGCCGGGACAATGCTGGGCCGTTCGCCGCCTGGCGCGACGCCCAGATGACCGGTCCTCAGACACAGGAATGGCTGCAAGGCGAGGCGCTGGACGCTCTCGACGGCATGAACAAAGGTCTGCTGGACGCCTGGAAAAATGCTGAAGGCGCTGGCGATGCGCTGAACCGGATGGGCCGCGCGGGCATCGACGCCCTTGGCCAGATCAAGGATGCGCTGCTCGAAGTCGCCATCCAGCAAATGATCATCCAACCCCTCACGAACGCCCTGTTCGGCGGTGGCGGCAAATCAGGTGGCAGCGGCTTCCTCGGAAACCTCATGAACAACATCATGGGGTCGGTCGGCTTGGGCGGGTCGGGCAAGACCCCAGTGAAGGCCGGCAAAGCGCGCGGCGGGCTCAACCCTTCCCGAGGCCTGGTCCCCGTCGGCGAATACGGTCTGGAGCTGATGGACATGCCGGCCGGCGCCCGGATCTACGATACGGAGCGCACCGAGCGGATGCTTCGTGACGCCACCGGCAGCGGGAGCGCCGGGCGCGGCACGGTGGTTCAGCCCACCCTCAACATGCCGGTCACGGTCGTGAACAACGGATCCGAAAAGCTTCAGGCGACCACTCGCCAGACGCCGGACGGCATCGACGTCATCCTTGAGCCGATGGTGCGCAAAGCCGTCGGCAAGATGGGCTCCGATGGCTCGCTCGCAAAGGCACATAGCCAGACACCCAGAGGGAAGACGCGCTGATGGGGAATGGACTTTGGAACGCGGCGTTTCTTCAGGACACGGATCGGTGGAGTTCGCCCGGCGCCATGTCGGTCGATGAGACGGATCGTGGTGCGCCTGGTCGCGCCGTCCTGCGCGCCTCAAAGGTCATGCCGACCTCGGGAGCGGGGCTGCAAGTTGAACCTGCAGCCCCTGCGCGCGCCGCCGTATCGGGGGGAGAAGTGGTCGAACTGTCAGCCGGCGTTCTCGGATTGCTAGGCACTGTCGAAACGCCAGCCGCGCCCATCGCCTATGCAGTTTTCTACGATGCCGCTGGCGGGGTAATCGCGAGCCGCCCGCTCATGGTTAGGGCGCCAGAAGTCGCGACGCATGGTCTGGGAAGGGCCGGCGTTCGGGAAACCTATTACTCCGTTCGTCAGCGCGAGGTTGCCCCCGCCGGTACGGTCGCGGCGAGCCTTTTTGTTGAGGCGCATTCCACCACTGCTAACCAGACTGTCTCGGTCCTGCTGCTGAAGCCGATGGTGGCGCGCGTCCCGATCGGCCGCAGCGTTCCCATGCCTTGGGATCCGGGCCAGCACGGCGACGACGATCTGAACTTCGCGGCATGGCCGGACATCCTGCGGCCGTTCCGTGGCGGCGGCGGTGGCGAGGTCCAGCCGGGCCGCGTCGAGTATCAGTCTGGCGCCGGCCGCCCGAAGTCGCGTCGCGTGGCTCTGGACCCGGTGCGCAAGTTCATGGGTCAGGTGCGCTGCGACGGGATCGAACGCGCCGCCTTGGAACAGTTCTGGCGCGAAGGTCCGGGAGACTTCTGGATCGTGGAGCCCGACACCGATCGGCTTTGCGTCGCGAGTTGGGCCGCCGATGGCGCTCCGATCATGATGGAAGGACGCGGCCTGACCTGTCTGATGCAGGTCGGCCTTTGGATGGAGACGGCCTGATGCCTGCCCCCGTCAGCGAAGAGATGGTCGAGGCCGCGTGGCGACGCGAGGAAGACCCGGTTGCGCAGTTGATCGTGATCCGATCCGATGCCGATCCCGCGCCGATCACCGTGACGGACTGGCCGGAGGGCATCACGTCGAACGGGGTCGAATATCCCCACTACCCGTTCGAACTGGTCTGGCACGGCGCCAGCAAGGACGATCCCTTCGGGAAGGGTAAGCTGACGATCGGCAACGTGGACAAGCGGATCGAGGAGGCCTGCGACGCCGCCCTGACGCCTCCGGAGGTCGACCTGTCGCTGGTTCGTGTCGAAGCCCCCGACGTGGTCGAGAAAGCCGTCCTAGGCGCGAAGGTGCCTAACGTCGAAGGCGACGCGATGCGGGTTAGCGCCGTGATCCGTCCCCGCGACTTCAGCGAGGAACCGGCGTGCGCCACGAAGTACGTCCCCTCGACCGTGCCAGGCATGTTCTGACGGTGCAGATGATCATCCCGGCGGACCTGCAAACGCGGGCTGCGGACCTGATCGGATCGCCATTCAAGCCCAAGGGCGACAGCCAGGATGGCTGGGACTGCCGGGGCCTGTGCCGGTGGTGTCTTCGCGAGTGGTGCGGCGTCGACGTCCCTGACTATCTAGACCTGTACGCCGCGCAGATCGTCTCAAACGGTGGACGGCGTGAGCGCGCCCGACTGCTGGCCGAAGGGCTGGCCACCATGTGGCGCCGCGTCGAGCCGCAACCCGGAACCGTCGCCCTGCTCTCGTGGATGGGGCAGGCCGGGCATGTGGGTTTCATGCTCACCCCGACCAAAATCCTCCACGCGGACATCCGCGTCGGAACGGCCGTGCTGGATCTCGATGACCCGGCCGCCGCCTACGGGCTGAAGGGCACATTCGTCCCGGCCTTCGTCACAGACATCCGCCACGCCTGAAGGCGCGGCCAGCTTTTCGCGAGGTCTCATGGCTGACGGCAGCGTTCCCATTGTGCTGTCTCCCGAGCCGTTCGCGCGCACGACGACCTATGTCGAGGCGCCGGCCGGCTGCACGGTGCGGACCATGCTGACCTCGGCTGTCGCCAATGGTCATCTGAACTTGGACGACCTTCCTCGTACGAACGTCTATGTCGATGGCGAGCGCGTGGATCGAGATGAGGCGCTGTCGCTGGTCCTGAGTGAGGGTCAGATCGTCAATGTCGTGGTTGAGCCATTGGGCGGCGGCGGCGGCGGAAAGAAGGATGTCGGTCAAATCCTGCTGACGATCGCGGTGATCGCGGTCAGCATGTGGGTCGGAGGCCCGGCTGGTCCCTTGCAGGCCTGGCCAATGCTGGCGCGCCAGGTCGCGGCGGCGGCTATCCTCACGGCAGGACAGATGGCGGTCGCCGCCATCTTCAAGCCCGAGACCAACGTCTCGAAGGTCAACGACCGCTACGCCCTCTCCTCTGCCTCGAACCAGTATCGCCAATGGGGTCCGATGCCGCTGGCACTCGGCGAAGTGGTCGTGGCTCCGGATTTGGCGGTGAAGACCTTCACCCAGGCTCAGGGCGAAGATCAGTGGATCTACGGCATTCTCGGCCTGCACTACGGGCCCTGCACGGCCGAAGACCTGAAGATCGGAGACACCCTCGTCAGTTCGATGGGCGCCGACGACGTGCGTGTGGCCTATCACCTGACACCCGGCCCGCGCTCCTTCTCGATCGTCGCCAACGACACGGACCAACTCGACCTACAGGAGGAGTTGGCCGCTACCGTCAGCGGGTCCACGGCGGTCGTGCGCGCCGCCTCGGCAGAGGGAGAACGGTTCGAGTTCGACTTCTTCATGCCGCAGGGGCTGTATTTCGCGAAGGACGACGGGCGCAAGATCGCCGCATCCCTGACCGTCACCATCCGCTACCGGCCGATCGACCAAAACGGCGTGCCGACCGGAACGGGCGCCTGGGCCAGCGGCCTGACGATCTCGCTGTCCTCGGCCTCCAGCGACCCCTGGCGGATCATGCGCGAACTGACCCTGCCGCTTGGACGATATGAGTTCGAGGTCACGCGGTCGAAGCTTGAGGACGACAACGCCAAGCGCAAGACTGACATCGGCTGGACCGCGATCCGCGCCATCGCCTTCCGCAAGCCGGTGCTGGACGAGACTCTATCGCTGATCGAGTTCGCGGTGCGCGCCTCGGCGCTGAACCAGGGCAACCTCGCTCCCTTCACCTGCCGGATCACGCCCATTTGCGAGACCTGGACCGGCTCGGCTTGGGGCTCGCCAGTACCCACGTCCAATCCTGCTGCGGTCGCACGGTGGCTGATGACCGGGCCGGCACCCGCTGTCCCGCTCACGAAGCCACAGGCGGATGTGGGCCTGCGCACCTGGGCGACGCTATGTGACCAGTACAACTGGAAGACCCACCTCTATCTGACCGAGGACCGCAAGCAGGATGCCGTGATGCAACTGCTCGGGATGAACGGGCGGGCGAGCCTGTTCTGGGACGGGACGCAGCTTGTCTCCGCGCCTTGGGTCGAGAAGCCTGCCCCTCGGCAGCTGTTCGCTGGGTCCAACCTCAAAGATCACCGATGGGAAATCGTCTATCCCGATCCGGTGCACGCCCTTCGCGTCGAGTTCCAGAACATCGATCAGGGCGGCGAGGCGGACGAAATCTATGTCTATGCCGACGGCTATGGTGAGACGGCCGATCCCGACAACAACATCCTGCCAGCGACCCTGGTCGAGGCGCTGCGGCTGGAAGGCCAGCAGACCATTGAGCGCGCCTATCGCGACGGTCGTTGGAACCTCGGCGCCCGACAGCATCAGCGCCGGGTCGATAGCTGGTCGACCGACATCGAGCACATCGTCTGCCGCTACGGCGACCGAGTCCGCTTGGCATGGGATCGGGTCGGGACCGCCAACGCAACCGTGCGCAACCGCCTCTGGTCGGGCGGGCTCGTATCTGGCCTGCGGCTGAGCCAGCCGGTGCGGATGGAGCCCGGCCGGTCCTATGCCCTCGACCTTCGTCTGCCCGATCAAGTCATCACCGGCGTGCCGATCGTCAACCCGGCCACGACGACCGCAGTCATCACCCGCGCGATCCTGTTCGCGGACATGCGCAGCGCCAACGTCTCCCCGCGAGGCGGCGATCTGGTGGCTTTCGGCGAGCCGGAACGGGTCAGCGAGGATGTCGAGATCATCGGCATCACGCCGGGCACGGACCTGACGGCGAACATGGTGGGCATCCGCTACGTCGCGCCGCTTTTGATGGCCGGCGAGACGGGCCCAATCCCGCCGCTCCAAAGCCGACTAACGCGCGACCGTGCGATGGACCCGCCGATGCCGACCCTTCTGGGTTGGCAGGCCAATGCGGAAGGCGTCCGGGTCGGCTTCTCAATGCCGCCCTGGCGCGGTTCGCCTATCACCGGCTTCACGCTGCGCTGGCGTCAGACGCCGGCGGCTGGCCAATCGTCGGCTTGGGTGCCTCTGCCTGACCTTCCCGCCAATGCCATGACGGCCGTGACGCCTCCGCTGCGAGAACTGCCTTCAGAGGCGACCGACGTGACCAGCGCCGATATCGAGATCGTCGCCATGACGGCCGACGGCAAGGCTTCACGGCCATTGCTGGTTACGGTGACGGTCGCGGTGATGGCGAAACCCCTGCCGGGCAACTGGATCGTCTCGCCGCTTGATCCCGCGCCCGATGGTTCGCAACAAGCGGGTCTTCAGGTCGTCGGCCTCGTGACCGACTTCAACCCGAGCCGTGTCACCATCGAGTATGGCGTCACCGCGAACGGGCCTTGGGAATCCGCATTCGACGGGCCGCCCCGAAACGGTTTCGTCCGCGCGCCTATCCTCGGAATGCGGCCGGGTTCCCAGGTCTGGATCGCCATCACCTATTGGACGGAGCAAGGCGCCGCCCCAAGCCAGCGAGGCGTGCTTGGCCCGTACACCGTCCCCAACCTCGTCGCTGGCGACCTGACGCCGGACAGCCCTGTCGTTCGCCGGATCGACGAGCTCCTTTTGGACGTCGAGGATCTGATCGCCACCTATGGCTCGACGGAAGCGGCTGCGGTCAGCGCGGCTGCGGCCGACACGGCGCGGGCGCTGGCCGAGCAGGAGCGGATCAAAGCTGAAGCAGCGCAGGTGTCCAGCGCTGCGCAAGCGGTGGCCGCGCGCGCAGCTGCGAATAGCGCGCTCGCGACCTCACCCGGCATGGCGCTGGACGCTTTCGCCGCAAACGCTTGGCTTGATCTAAACGCCCCCGCAAATCTGCGCCAAGTCGTGGCCGATAATCCTGCCCAACTATCGGTCGTCAACGGCGCCCTGCGCATTTCCACGATGGGCGTTCTTCACGTCCACACTGCAAAGGCTCTCGCCCGTATTCAGGGCCATCGTTACAAGATCGGGGCCAGCGTGCGGCGCGTCGCCGAGGGCGGCGATTTCAGCCAGAATGAAGTCCGGCTCTACGTCCACGGATGGGATGCAAGCGGCGCGGTCGTTTGGGCCGAGGAACCGACGGCCATCAATCCAGGCGGCGGCAGCGTTCAGCGCCTGGAAGCTGAGGTAAACCCGCCCCCCAGTGTCGTCTGGCTTCGCGCCATGCTCCGCGTCTGGACTGCGGTCGGGACGACGGATGTCATCTCCATCGAGACGACGGACATTGAAGCCCAAAAGCAGGCAGAAGCATCCGCCGCCGCCTCGTTCTCATCAGCACAAACCGCCAAGGCTGAGGCTGACACAGCGGGGCAGCGCTCATCTGCCGCCGAAATCGCGCGAGCGGCAGCCGAGACAGAACGCGCCTTAGCCGAAGCGGCCCGGACCACAGCCGTGGGTGCGGCGGACAGCGCGGCCGGCTCTAGCGCATCGGCCTCGACCAGTGCCACGCTCGCGGCCCGCCTTGGCTTCGGCCAAGCGATGAACCTGAACCCAGTCTTCTCGCAGGGCTGGACGAACGGTCAAATCCCGCCCGGCTGGCAGGATTGGGCCACGGGCCACAACAACGGCGACAATAAGCGCGCCGGCGTCGAGAGCGATAACGGGCTCTTCCTAAGTGTGCCGGGTACGGGAACGATCGGAGCCGCAGCAAGGGGCGTGTTCCAGCCGTCAGGCGCGGGCTCGCTCGGCACGGTTCAGGGCGATGCCTGGTATGTCCAGGAGCTGACCCTCAAGCTAGTGTCGGGCTCGCTGGTCGGCGCAGGGTCGCACCTGCAGTTCTATGACGCCGCCGGCGCGATCGTCGACTCGACCAACATCAACTGCACGGTCGATGTCCCATTGGGGCAGCCCCATCCCGGCGCCGGCGTCCCGGGTCAAGTCTACCGGTACGCTCGCCTGTTCAAGACGCACCCCGCCACCCGGACGATCGTTCCGTACGCGATGGGCTTTTGGGAGGGCTATTGGGGCACAGCACCAGTCGCAAAGGACATCATCATCACGAAATGCCTCGTCCGGCCCGCCACTCCAGGCGAGGTTGAGACGGGCATGGCGCGGAACGGCTTCGGCACGATCAGCGCCCGCATGACCAACGAGGAGACAGCGCGCGCTTCCGAAGCCGCCGCGCTGGCCGTGCGGCAGTCGGTCCTCGAAGCAAAGGCCACGACGCTACCGAACCGCCTCCGAAATTCTAATGCCGCCCAGAAGATGCGCTATTGGACTTCAGGTGGCACGGGGGCGCTCTGGTCATATTACGACGACGCGAACTTCGGCACCGTGTTCGGAGCACTGGGCGGCCCGGATGGCGCTGACTATTTCCTGATCTCGGACATGGTCGCCGTCTATGCGAACAGCACCTACACGCTATCGTTTGAAGGTGACGGTGGCGCCCGGCCCGGCGAGGCTTATGCGTACATCTCGCAGTTCGACGCGGCCGGAAACTACATCCCGGCCGGCGATGGCCTGGGCTTCATCAACTTCGCTGGTGTGAACTGGACCACACGCAAATCGACCACCTTCACGACGCGAGGCGACTGCGCCTTCATCAAGGTCGTGTTCCAGAAAAAGGGTGGTCCTGGCTTCAACGCCTTCGTCAGCCGGATCATGCTCAGCACGGGCGCGGTTGTCGTCGGCTGGACCGACGCAGCCACCGCTCAGGATATCGCCGGGCGCCTGGAGTCCAGCGAGGGAGTGCTTGCCACCGTTAGCGGGCGCGTCCAGGCGTGGATCCAGAAGCGCGTCATTGCGGGGTCGGCTGAAGCGTTCGGCGAGATGATGGCGGTCGACGAAAACGGCAACGCCACTTCGGCCGTGAACTTCGGCGCCAAGCGGATCGGGCTGTGGAACCCCGTCACCGGCGGATGGGTCGAGGTCGCCAGCTTCGCTGACGGGAAGGCCCGTTTCAGTGGCGACGTTGCCATTGACGGCAACCTGATGATCAACGGCACGGTCAATGGTCGCAATGCCCTGGCGCGCGATACCGTTACGCCGCTGGCCGCCACCTATTCGGCCGGCATTCTAACCCTAGACGGCACCTCGACCACCCGACTGGCTGAGCAGATCATCAGCACAGTTGGGGGGCCGGTGGTGGTCAACTTCAACGGCCTATTGATCATGCAGCACGAGCCTGCGGGATCGTTCGACGTGACCGTCGAGATGCGTCGAGAGAAGATCGTCGGTGACGGCGTGAACGATCTCCAGATCATCAGCGAGACAGTTGCTGGCGCCGGCAACACCGCTGACAACTTCATCGGCAAATGGCCAGTGACCGTCACAGATCGGCCCGGGCCAGGCACGTGGCGCTACGTCATGAATGCCCGCGTGAGCGCCGGAAACATGACCCGCAAGGACGTGCTGAACCGCTTCATGTCCGCAATGGAACTGCGCAGCAACAACTGAGGCCCATCATGATCTTCCGCATCGTCGATGACGCGACCGGCGCCATCGTCCTGAGCGTCGATCAACCCGACCCCGCGACCGCAGCGCTTTACCTCAAGGAGGGGCAGAGCCTGTTCGTCGGTGGCGAGCAGTTGATGATCGACGACACCAGGCTGCACGTCGTGGACGGCGTCGTCGCCCGAAAGGACGACCCCGATCCGATGAGCACACCCCTATCCGGCGAGGGGGATGAACTGACCCTCGTACTTTTCACCAGCCAAGGAGACGACCGTGGCCAAGACGAAGACTGATGCAGAACTGGCGGCCGATGCGCAGGCCGCTCTCGATGAGGCCGCCGCGATCACGCGGGAAATCTCGGGCCGCCAACTGATCAAGGTTCAGGCGTTCGCGGACGCTGTCGCGGCGGGCGACGTCGAGGCCGCTCGTAAGGCGGCAGAGGGGCTGCCCGAGCCGGCCGCTGGCTGGGCCAGGAACTGGCTGACCGTCAACGACGGTGTTCCAAGCCTGCTCGCGGGCGAGATCGATCGACTGACCGTAGCGTCATCCGAGCCCAAGCCTCTGCCCCAGCCAGCGCCCGAGCCCGACGCACCTACTGCCTGATCCGACAAGCCGCCCAACGGCTGTTTCCACACGGCCTGAACTATGGAGGGGCGGATGTCCGACCTGCCTGACCCGCGCGACTTCGCGGCCTTCTGGGGCCTGTGCGGGGGAATGTTTTACGGCGCGCTGGGGGTTATCGCCGCCTTCAGCGCCAAAGTGGGCACGCCCTTGGCGCGCCGCCGCGCGCTGCTGGAACTGATCGCCGGAGCCGTATTCGCCCCCGTCATTGCTGAAGCCTTCACCGGCTGGGTGCTGACCGTCATTCCCGGCCTGGCCATGCCCGCCGTCGCGCTGACGCTGGGCCTCATCACCGTCCCGTACGGCCCCGCCTTCATCGAGCGGATCAAGGGGCAGATCGACAAGCGGCTGGGAGGTCGCGAAACATGACCATGCAGGAAGCCATCGCCCTCTATTCGGGCCTGACCTATATCGCCGCCGCCGCTGTGTGCGTCCCTATCATCAAGGTTCTGGGGCCGCTCTATCCCACGCGGATCACAGCGCCGTTGCCGTTCATCATCTGCGGCGCGGTGTATATGGCGGTGCTGTTCTTCCGGGGCGTGACGATCCTGTTCCCAGGTCAGGTCGTGACGCTCTCGGCAATCAGCTGGGTCTCGCCGATCAAGTCCACGGCCGACCTCATGCTGATGCTCTTCATCCTCGACTACGTCCTGCGCCGCCGGTCGCCGCCGCCCCTGATCGAGCGGCTGATCGAGATCGGCCAGAAGTTCGGAATGTCGGAGCGCGGCGTGGTCCAGATGGCGTTCGAGGCTCCTGCGATGGCGATCGCAGACCTTCCGGCCAGCCAAGACCCAGACCACCCCCAAATCGGCCGGCGCTGGCTCCGTTTGGTGATGCTTGGCGGGGCCATTGCCGTGCTTGCGAGCTTGATCCTGCTGTTGACCTTGAACAGCGCCGCGAACGCCGCCTGACGCTGCGCACCAGCGTCGGCTTCCAAATCACGGAGAAACCATGACCCCCACGCTTAAGCGCGGCGCGAGCTTTGCCTGCGCCGTCATTGTCCGTGAAGGCGACGCCCTCGGCGGCACCATCCAAGCCGTCGTGAAACGGCGCGCCGAGGTCGAGCGCAAGGGTGACGCCGCCCCTGATCTAGCGGTCTTCACCCCGACTTGGGCAGATCATTGGGACGGTGACGCCTCCAGCCCCCCCGGCTGGATATTGAGCCTGACGCCCGAGCAGACGGCCGCCCTCCCTGCCGATGATTGCGTCATGGATGCGCGGGTCTCGAAAGGCGGCGTTGTGGTCGTCACTGAAACCGAGGCGCTGAAGGTCATCCAGCGGGTGACGGAGCCGAACGATGGCTGACCGTTTGGTGCTCCAGTTCGCAGCCTTGCCCCCGCCCCTGACGCTCCAGTGGGCTATGCCGGGCCAGCCGCTGCCCGCTATCCCGCCAACCGCGCCCCTGCCCTCGATCCCGGTCATTGTGGGACCAAAGGGGCCGCCTGGCCCTGAAGGGCCTCCAGGCGATGGGGCCCAAGATCCCGGCGACCTCACCCTCATCTTCAACAACAAACTCATCTGACAGGAGGCCGCTATGGCCAGCTTGCAAGTCCGCCTTCAGGATCTGGCGACGCGGATCGCCACTGAGATCAAATCCGTCCGCGCCCTCGTGAACGGCAACGCCGCCGATCTGGCCGCGCTCAGTTTCGGCGCCAAGACGACCGTCGTCGGCGCGCTGAACGAGCTGAAGGGCATGATCGACGGTGCGTCAGCCGCAGCAGGCGCCACGATCAATGACGCAGCTTCCTCTTCTACGACGCAAACCTATTCAGTCGACAAAATCCGCGACCTCGTCACGACTTCGATCAGCGCCCTGACGGCAGGAGCGCCGGGCGCGCTGGACACGCTGGATGAACTCGCCGCCGCGTTGGGAGACGATGCCAACTTCGCGGCCAACATCACAACCGCGCTAAGCAATCGCCTACGTGTTGATACCGCAGCCCAAGGCCTGACTGAGCAGCAGAAGACCAACGGCCGAGCTAACCTGGGCGTGCCGGCGACGACCGAGATTGGAAATCCCGATGCCAATCTGGTTTCCGTCTTTGAGACCGGCTTGAGCTGATCCGATGGCCTCGCTGGAGCAGCGCCTGACCGCCGTCGTCCAGCGGATCAGGGATGAGTTCAATGCCGTCCGCAGCCGAACGCAGATGGCGACGATCACCTTCGTCATCGACGGCGGCGGGGCTGCGATCACGACCGGCGCGAAGGGCGACCTGCAAATCCCCTTCGCCTGTTCGATTGTAGGCTGGACCCTGCTGGCCGATCAGTCCGGATCGATCGTGGTGGAGGTCAGCAAGGCCAGTTTCAGCGGATGGCCGACCGTTTCCGTCATCACGGCCAGCGCCAAGCCGACCCTGTCGTCCGCCCAGAAGGCGACATCCACCACACTGACGGGCTGGACAACGGACATTATCGACGCTGACGTGCTGCGTATCGCGGTCAACAGCGCCGCTACCGTCCAGCGGGTGACCCTTTCCCTGCGCGTGCGGCGCGTCTGATGGCCTATTCTGGTCCCGCACTAATCGGCTCGCCCGTCTTCAATGTCGGCGTCGACGCCATCGCCATGTCGATGCCGGCCAACCTTCAGGGCGGGGAGAGGCTGCTTGCCTTCATCGAAACAGCAAACCAGGCGGTTGCGACGCCGGCGGGCTGGACTGCTGTCGGAACGGCGATCGGCACGGGCACCGCAGGCGGCACGGCGGCGACGCGCCTATCGATCTTCACGCGCGAAGCCGTCGCTGGGGACAGCAATACCCAACTTCAGACGACCGACCCCGGCGACCACTGGGGCGGTCGGGTCGTCGCCTTCTCGGCCAGCGACATCCACGTCATGGCGACATCGACGGGCACGTCTTCGACATCAGGGACGGCGCCCAGCGTCACGACCACGGTTCCGAACTGCCTGGTGCTTCAGGCCGTGGCCTGCTCCCCCGATGACGGCTTCGCCTATCCGGTCTTCGCGTCCAATGCGAACCTCGCCAATCAGAGCCAACCCTACGGTGACGGAACGACGCAGGGCAACGGCGGCACATTCGGTCTGTTCATAGGTCAGAAGGAAGTCGCGGGGGCGTCCGGCACGACCGCCTATACGATCCAGACGGCCGGGGTGAAGGCGCACCACACTATTGCTCTGATGCCAAAGTCGTCAGCGCCACCCGCGCGGCCGACATTCCAAGGGCTCATCATCGGGTAGTGACGGCCCGGCCGATGTCGCCACCGACTAGGCCGCCTGCCGCAGTCCAGCACGATCCGCGACCCGTGCGGCTTAGCTCTGAAAACCATCCACCACAATCTGGAGACTGATTATGGCCTTCCGCCTGTCGCAGCGGTCGTTGACCGCGCTCGTCGGCGTGCATCCCGACCTAGTGCGCGTCGTGAAGCGCGCTATCGAAATCACCGACCAAGACTTCCTCGTCGTTCAGGGGCGACGCTCAAAAGAGGAAGCCTGGGAGAACTGGGGCAAGGGGCGCACCTTGGCGCAGTGCCGCGCGGCCGGCGTGCCTGACAAATACGCCAAGCCGGGTCTGGCCAAGGTCACCTTCCTAAAGAACCCGCTATCAACCAACCATCTGGTCAAGGCGGACGGCTATGGTCACGCCGTCGATCTGTCGCCCTTCCCCGTCGATTACGAGGGGCCGGTGAAGTTCCTCAAGCATGACGCCATCGCCAAGGCCATGAAGGCGGCGGCGGCCGAGCTTGGGGTCAAGATTGGCTGGGGCGGAGACTGGAAGACGACGAAGGATCGTCCGCATTTCGAGTTGGTCCGATGAACTGGCGGACTTTCACCCCCCTCGGCTGGCTAATCGCCGGCATCGCCCTTCTGATGGCCGTCGGCCTTCTCGCCTGGGGCTGGAATAACCTCTGGTCGTGGCTCCCTTGGTCCGACGAGGCGCGCCTCGATCGCGCTGAGAGCCAGGCAGACTATGCGGAAAGCGATGGAGCCGCCCGTGGCCTAGAGGCGGCGGTCAATGCCGCTCAGGTCGCCAGAACCGAGGCCTATGGCGACATCCGAATCCGGGTCGAGGGCGTCACCGCCTCGGCCGTCACTGAAGCAAGGAGCGCACCTGATGCGACCGAACCTCTTTCGGGCGAGCGTGCTGCTCGCCTTCGTGACCATGACCGCCAGCTGTGTGTCATCGCCCCCGCCTCCTGTGCGACCGCCACGCCTGACGCTCCCTGATGCGGCGGCCCAGCCCTGCCCTCTGGCTGTTCTCCCGCCGAATCCTACCCAGGGTGATCTCGACGCCGCCTACGCCACGCGCGGCGCCCAGATCGTCAACTGCGACGGCGCGCGCCAACTGGCCGTCGACACGCAGCGGGCCGAACATCAGCTGATCGATGAGTGGCTGAAGCTGGAGGAACGGCGGCGCCAGGGGTGGCTACGCCGAATCCTGCCGAACTAGGCGTCAGTCGATCGGGTGCACATTCGCGTCGGCGGCCTCGGCGAATAGCGCTTTAGCCTGTGCCAGCGCGCGCCGTTGCACTTCGCTTTCCTTCTGATCGCCCTTGGGGTCGAAGGGGAAGCTGACGTTCACATAGAGCGCGCCATCCGTAAGCCCAACATCGCAACGCTTCTGGGCGAACTGAACATTCAGCGTCTGGACTTGCCAGTTTCTTTTCATGTGTTTCCTCCGTTCAAAACGACGGGGGTTAGGGTGTTAGCGCACCCGAACCGCAGGATCTGACCCCTGCACCTTCGACGGCGCGCGCCGTCTCCAGTCCCGTCACCCGTGCACCGGGCGGGATCGCTTAAGGCAGAACCACCCCAATGGAGTCGAGTCCCTTCTCGGCCGTCGCACCCGTGCGACCGGCCGCACCCTACATCGGCGGCAAGCGAAACCTCGCTCGCCGCCTCGTCTCGCTGGTCGAGACCATCCCCCATCGGACCTACGCGGAGCCGTTCGTGGGGATGGGCGGCGTCTTCCTGCGCCGCCGGCTGCGTCCACAGGCCGAAGTCATCAACGACTGGAGCCAAGACGTCGCCACCTTCTATCGCGTGCTCCAGCGCCACTACGTGGCCTTCCGCGATATGCTCCGTTTCCAACTGACGACCCGCTCCGAGTTCGAGCGGCTAATCAAGGTCGATCCCTCGACCCTGACCGACATGGAGCGCGCCGCGCGCTTCCTCTACCTGCAGAAGACGGCTTTCGGCGGAAAGGTCGCGGGCCGAAACTTTGGCGTCTCTCATCATCGGCCCGGCACGTTCGATGTGACAAAGCTGGGCCCGATGCTGGAGGAGCTGCACGAGCGCTTGGCCGGGGTCGTTATCGAACGCTTGCCGTTCGATGCGTTCATTCGGCGCTACGACACGCCGGAGACGCTGTTCTACCTTGATCCGCCCTATTGGGGCTGCGAGGGCGACTACGGCGCCGACCTATTCGGCCGCGACCAGTTCGCCGTGCTTGCCGACATGCTGGCCAGCCTGAAGGGACGATTCGTCCTGTCTCTGAACGACCGCCCCGAGGTCCGCGAAACCTTCGCCGCCTTCGACATCGAGGGGGTCAAGACGACCTACAGCGTTCAGGGCGGTGGTCAGTCCGCCGGCGAGGTCATCATCCGCAGTTAAGTCGACGGCCTGCCGACTAACGTCGACTGCCCCGCTCGCTCCTCTGAGGGCGGGCGGGGCTTTTTGCGTTCAGGCGTCGCCGTTAGCCCGGTTGCGGTCTGCCGGATGAGGATCAGGCACTTGGGTGAAGGGCAGATCGCGCTCGCGCGCGTCGGCGGCGGCGCCGGAGGCTTTCATCTCCTTCATGAAGTCGCGAGTGTCGTCGTCCCGGAACCCGTTCTCTCGGCTCCAGGCGTTCATCCAGCGGACGCGGCGCACATAGCCTGCCGCGTTCAGAAACGCGCCGTCCGGTAAAGCGGCATATTTGCCGGTGTGAATAGACAGGGCGACGCCGAAAGCGGTGATCAGATCCTCCACATCGACCCAGCTATGGGACGACCCGATGTGGCGCAGGCGTTCGGCCATCGGCTCGTCTGACCCGTCCGTCAGGTGGCCCAGCGCGGCGGCTGCCACGTCATAGTCGTGGTCGATGACCGTCTCCAGGCCGAACGATGTCACGCACCACTGGCGCCCGGCCCAATAGACCGTCCGCTCTTCGCGCGGCTCTGGCGCATCTTCATCGTAGTGGTCGGTCATCGGTTGGCTCCGCTTCCGTTCGTGTTGATCCATTGCCGGGCGGCCAGCGCGAGCAGACCCGACCGCGTCAGGCCGTTGGCCTGGGCGGCGGCATCGACCCGGCTGAGAAGCCGCGAGTTCATGGTCATGTTGATACGCACGGCGGGGGTGGAGTCCTCGACTTTGGCGCCGGGGTTCTCAACCGGGAACATGACGATCCGCACGACCTGGGAGCCGGGCCACTCGTCAGCGTCGAAAGCCGTCACCGGGCTGGGGTCGGGGATGTCGAGGCCATCCTCAATCATGCCTTCCAGATGCAGCTCCAAGGCTTCCTGGCCGCCCGTCACCGTTTCCTCGAAGGTCTCGGCGGCCGACACGCAGCCGGGCAGATCGGGGAAGTAGACGCCGAACGAGCCGTTCAGGCCTCGCTCGACCACACCCATGTAAAACACCTTCGCCATTGTCGTCGTCTCCATCGTCGTCATCATCGTCTGGCCTCACCCGAAGGTGAGGCCGCTCGCCTTCTCTATCGACCGCAGCGTCCCTATCGGGAGGTCACGCTTAGGGTGCGGGACGGTCACGAGGTTTGGATTGCCGGGCTTGCGAAACTGGCAGTGCGATCCGCGCTGGCGAACCTGTTCCCACCCGTTGGCCTTCAAAACCTTGATGACGTCTGCGCTCTTCAT